TGTATTATTTTTGTTCTTCTGTATCAGCAAGTCCTAATTGCTGCATTTGTAATTGTTGTTGAATTTGCTTTTGTCTATCTTTTTCTATTTCAATATCCATTTCGGCAATTTCAGCATCAGTTTGTTTTAGGATCTTCTTTCTTACATAATTAGTAGAAAAGAAAACTCCATTATAAGTACCAACAGTATTTAACATTTCTATGCGCTCACGCATAATTTCATTTTCTTTTAATTCTGTAAAATAAGAATCTTTATTAAATATTAAAGCAATATCCTGATATACTCTATCCCAGTCTTCTTGTGTAAGAATTCCTCGTAAAATGCATTGTTTCTTAAGAATATCTAAAAATACAAATGCAAATTTATTTTGTAATCTTTCAATAAATTTATAAAACTTAACTTCATCTCTAGTAATTTCACTACTTCTACCAAGATTAAATCCTGTTTGAACTTCCATACGAGTAAGGGGAACGTTCAATGCTCTATAAAGTTTACGAAGAAGATATTCAACGTCTTCCATTTCGCTTAGATTTTGACCACCAGCAAGAGTAGTAATTTCTGTTCCTTTACCACCTTCTCTACGAGGCAACCAGTAATCTTCAAGCATGGACATGTGGTTGCGTTGATCTTTAATCTCACCTGTAGATGAATCGTATGTTAACTTATTACGATACCGATTCATAAGATCTTTAATATATTGTTCTGCTTTTTGTTTTGGTAAATTGCCTACATCTACGTAAAATATTCTACGTTCTGGTGCACGTGCAATACGATATACGACCATTGCATCTTCGGTTTGACGAAGCATATTTAATGGACGTATTGCCTTGTGTAGATGCCCTACCACACGCTTTGATGTTTGATCAATATAACCAGAATGGCAATATGTGATTGAATCTGGTGATATTTTAACACCAGCAGCACTTGTTGTTGCTGCCATATTACTAATTTCATAATCAGTATAAACGTAATGTTCTTCTACGTTTTTAACTACAGGAACTGTAGTATTTTGTATTCTTTTTACTTCTTTTTGAACTTTACGAATTTTACGAATACGAACTGGATCAATTGCTCGTAATTCAACTATACCTTTTTCTGGATGTTCTGTATCGATAATATTTTGAAAATAAAGTCTTCCATCTACATACCAGCGTCTAAAAATATCATAACCTTTATTTCTAAAGTCTAATAGTTTTAAAACATTATAAAATTCATAATTAATTTTTGATTTAATATTGTCAGATAATTCAACATTATCTAAATTTATTTTTATAACATCTTGATCTGTGTTAAAAACAATTGCCTGAGTAACAATATCTTCGATTGCCATATCAACTTCTGGATATAGAGACATGCTTCGATATTGACGAATCAGTGAATTCTCATCCATAAAGGAACCACTAAAGTCATAAACGGTAGACATAAAGCCTCCCGTTTCAATGACTTGAGTTCCATCAAAGTTTTCTGGAGCAACAAAAGATACATTCTGCGGCGAGTCTCCAGTTAGACCAATCGCATCGCTTAATTTTGCTTCCTTACCAAGTGAAAATCCAAAAAGATTCCATGCCATAAAGTATTAATTCCTTGTTTAACTATAAGGTTCCCAGAAATCGTATGCAATTTGCACAGTAAATTCAGAGAATGAGTCAGTTGCATCATAATTTAAAGTAACTGGTCCAAGATCCACTGGGAAACAATTCTTTAGTTTAATAGATTTATTAAAACTTGCGGGTGATTGTGTTGGAAGAGCAGAAGTGGTAGTTCCAGGAATAATATCACTGTATCGAACAACCCAATCAGAAGTTAAATTGTAATTAATTTGATGGCTGTTACGGGTATCCATTGCTTCGATCCAACGCTCAAATCCTGTGCGTAGATCTTTCGAAAGAATGCTGGAATCATATACGTTAATAACCCAGTCAGCATATACTCTTTCTCCTGCAAACTTAACAATTCTTCCCTGCCATGCAATTGGAATAGTACCAATTGTTGAACCAGGAAGATCTGCTGCTTTTACATAAATGTTGAGGTCACTTAAATCTGGAGATGCTACAGCGTCAGGCCATTTAGTTTCAATTAAGAAACGATTTGGTCTTACTCCAAAGAAATTAGCTCTAAATTCGTTTAATGTTGCCATTTATTAACCTCTTTTTAGTATTTATCAGATTGTATCAGAAAGATCTTTATTAGTGAGTTGAATTCTAACATAATTAATAGAAGTTATTGGTTTAACTAAAATATCAGCAACAAAGTAATTTGCTTCAATTATTTCTGGAGTGTTATTTGTGGTGTCACAAATAACTTTGTATTCACTAATACCTCTTTGACCAACTAGACGATCAAGGAACCCTTCTGCTGCAATCTTAAATCGTGAACGTGTAATTGCATCATTTTGTTCAAAAAGAATTGAACGAGCGGTAGGAGCAAGAGCTTTCTTTATGTACATAAAAAGTCTTGAAACATTGATTCTAGAGAGAGTAGAAGTTGCTGCTTCTCCTGTTTTATCTCCATAAAGAAGAGTTCCTTCTCCTGGGAAAGTCACAACAGGATTTGCTTTCTGAGCATAAAGATTATCTTGTTCTTGTAGAGTTAATGATCTATTAAGTCTTACAACATTTAATATGCGACCACGACGAGATCCTGCTGGAGAGAACCATGGATAAAAATCTCTATCTGTTCTTGCAATACATCCTGCAACATCTGCTGCAAGAGGGGTTGTAATATAAACTGAATTTGTTGTGTCAAAATGAATTTTCTCTCCATACACCTTTACGTAACTATAATTACTTGTTCCGCTTGGAAAAGTTACACCAGTGATACTAGAATCAATTGCAGTTGTGCTAGAAGCAGCATAAACTACACCTATAACTGGTCTGTCTCCACTTGCTCTTTCGTCTACAATTGAGGTTACTGGCGCACCATATATGGTAGCAGCAGCTCCTCCAGATGGACCAACTAATGATCCTCCTTGGAATAATACATCAAATCCAAGATTTTTAAATTCGTTTCCTACAGATGAAGAACCAAATCCAACATAGCAACCAGCACCATATTGTAAAAAGTTATTAATAGGCCACCATTCACCAGAAAATCCTTGAGAAATTCCTGATCCCGTATATAAACCATTGAGATAAGTTGATGCACATGATCCTGCACTATAAGAAGTAATACCAGCAAGAACGTCTGCTCCACCCGCAAGATTTACGATATAATCAGTTAGTCTGGTATACCAATTTGAAGAATTGGGAACAAACATATATCCTGCATCTTTTTCAGCAGTGTTTCCTAAAACTTTTAAGTATATGGTTGGGTTATAAACACCACCAATTGTTGATGAAAATTCTTCAGTGACTGGAACAACAAAGGATTCATCGTATATGCTAAAGGTTACATTTGGTCTAGACATTATTCTCTCCTTAAAATTAAATTGCTATTTATATGTAGTTTTTTCGTGAACTGAATAATATTATGACCATCTATCTTTTTTTGGTTTTAAATCATCCCATGGGGTAGGAACATTTTTTCTGTCAAAAATTAACCAATGATCGCCTCCCGATGACCATTTTATGTCCTCTTCTTTATCCTCTATGTCATTAACCCCGTCAATATAATAACCAAATGGCAACATATCATCTTCAATTTTATCTATTTCTTGCTGATACATCGCCAAACGAACATCCATATCTGTTAAATTTTTAAAATACTGTTGTCGAGTAGACCATGCAAATAATACAAGACACATTACTAAGTCATCATTATGACCATCTTCTGCTTCAAAACTTTGTTTCTTTGAAATAAATGTTGTAAATTCAGAGATAAGGTCGGCATCTTCAACGATAAGTTTATCTTCTTCGATTAAATTTTTGAGAACTTGACATCCTACCTTTTTGGTTATAACTGAAGTTTTGACTCCCATTTGTACTTTTTTAGCAGAACCAAATCCTTCTGTTATAATTTGACCTTTTCTACCCATCATAGCAGTTTTGACTATATTTTCATATTCTAGGTCAGTATGTAAAATATTTGCAACTTCAACACCGATGCTATTAATTTCTACAAGAACATGAGCATTATTATATTTTTTTGCTACAGTTTTAAGAACAGAAGCAAATAATAAAGGAGATACCGTATTATTTCTATAAGTTGCTACCACTTTATAGGGAAATTCTGTTACATCTACAACTGTCATTGCAGTATAATCCTTGCCTTGTCCCTCTGCAACATCTGCCGTAATAAAATAAAGATGATCGTGGACTTTTGGATTATCTGGATCTTTTCTTATTGGTTCTTGATATATACACATTCCGTCTTTTGTTCTTAATATTGGTTTAGTATAAACAAGAGTATGTAATTTGGCAGAAGAAATTAAAGTGTTAGAACTTCCTAAAAAGTCACATTCAAACTCTTGCTCAAACTGCTTTTCAGAAGTTTTACTAATCATTTCCCGTTTCCACGCTTCATCTCGTAAAGGACCACCTGGATATTTGGGAACTTGACTCCAGTGAACTTCAAATGGAACATAACCATTTTGTTTATTAATAGCACCCTTCCAATAATAATAAAACATATTAAGACCATTAGGTGTCGAAATAATAAACATCTTAGTGGACTGTCCAGATGTAATTGTTGGGTATACAGAGGTAAAGAACTCTTCTGCAATTTGAGTAGGAATGTGAGCAAACTCGTCCAGCAGGATGCAGTTAAATGATCCACCACGAATAGCAGATGATGAAGTTGCCGCTGCTAAAATTCTAGACCCGTTTTCAAGAACAATAGAACCTTTGTTCCATTCGATTACTCCCTGTTGTAACCATTTTGGCAAATATTCATATGCCATTTTTACTCTGCTTAAAATTTCAATAGCGGTTGATTGTTTGTTTGCAAGAATGGCGATATTTACGTTTTGGTTAAAAAGCACATAATGCAAAAGATAAGAACCCACAGTGGTAGTCTTACCTGTCTGTCTTGGAAGTTTACCAATCACGAAACGATTTTCATGTAAAGTCTTAATTAAATCTTTTTGATAATCATACATCTCAAAAGGAATAAGACCCTTATCTACTGCAACAATTCTTACATACTTTTCAACAAAATAGGTTGGATCATGAGAACATTTAATATACTCTTGAACTTGTTCGGGTGTAAATTGTTGTTGTATGCCAACTGGTTTAAGGTTGGGATTACCAAGATATCCATCTTTTTTAGCTGTCATTTTCCACTTCTTCGCTTGTTATTGCTTTGAGTTGACTGCGCGATTGGTTGATTAAATTTTGTAGATCGCGAGTAGATCCAACAAATATAGAATTATTTG